ATGATTTTAGTACAGCCTTCTGCTTTTTGCTTATTTTCATATCTTGCCCCCTATTAGTGGTATGTTAAACGGAGAACCATCGAGATCGCCAGCCTTTGTAAAACTACAGTGCAAATGTTTTTTGTGCGGGTTAATGCCTTTGTATTTACGCCAACGCCAATTTAATATCTTTGAGCATATTCTCCCGTTATAGATGACGTATGATATGCGTGGATCCGATTTGGCTGCGATTCTGATTTGGTCAGCCAGATAAGGTGCGAGGCTGTCGGATGACTCCAACCGAGAATCAATATCAACTGCTCTAACCCAGATCCCGTCTGGATTATGATCCGATTTTCTGGCGGAGTGGCGGCTATCGCCCAACCACCCATCACTGGCAGTACGCCTATCTGGAAACCACGTATCAACTTGATCTCTTAACTGCACACCAGCTGCGCATAACTTTGGTTGCATTACAAACCTAGAGCTTGTAAGTCCTCAACAGTTAAACCAAGTGCTGCAAGTTTAGCCTGTGCTGCTACTTTGGCTTCGCTTTTTGCTTCGGCTTCGGTTGCTTTAATTGATTCGGCTTCTTGCTCTGCCTCATATTTAGCAAACTCAGCATTAGTCATTTCCCGATCAATAATTTCATCGGTTTCAACATTGTGTATTCTAATTGTTGGTTTGCTCATTTTAGTTGACTCCATATACTAGAACAGTACCACCTGAAAAAGTGCCTGTGTTGGGTGAAAATGTTAAACTGCTGATTGCGGTGCTAGTTGAATAATAACTACCTGCGCCAAAATGCCCAGCATAATATCCACCAAAAAAACTTAGCAGATTCCAGTCAATTGCTTTACGCATTGTTGCTGTTGATGAATACTGATTGATATTTATTACTCCATCAAACACATCTCCAGTAGCGTTATCAGTATTTGCTGTTAATAAAAATCTAGCAACTCCATTCATTTCAGCACTTTGAACTGTTGTAGTGCCACCACTAGACCCTGGACTTGTAAGCACTCTGCCATAACTCAAACTGTGTGATGAATTAACTTCCATTCTTAATTGAAATGTTGCGCTGTTGGCAACGTTGCTTAAAACAACATAAAGGTTTTTATAGCCTTGATTTATTGTAGAAATAGTTGTGCTTGCACCTGATAGGGTTGTTGTTGATAATAAAGTTAAACCACCACCACTAGCGGCAGTTGCCCAAGATGGAATGCCTGCGCCTGAAACTGTAAGTACTTGTCCGCTTGTTCCAATTCCCAACCTAGCAGGAGTTGACCCGCTTGATGAATAAATTGTGTCGCCAGTAGTTGTCATTGGGTTAGTCATACCTGTTGTGTCTAGGTTTGCCCATGCGCTACCTGTGTAATAAGTGGTTACATTTGTATCTTTAAGATAAGCAAAATTACCTTCTTGCGGTGATGTTACAGCTGCATCTCTAGCAGCGGCACTAGCGAACACCCAGATATTTTGCATCAAATACCCGTCAACATCGGCGGCGGTCAAAACCTCGCCTGTAACAAAGTCCTTAAATCCTAATCCAGCGGCCATTATTTCTCCTTAGTAACTAAGCACATTATAGTCTAAAGTGCCGTATATATTGTTATTTAGAATCAGCGAATCTAGAACAGGCTCCAAAGTTGTAAAGAAAACCTTGAAGCTGTTCGGTGTGATTGTGTTTGATACGCCAAAGATTTGTAGGGTTTTGTCCAGGGTAGATCCACCTGGCTGTGTAGTTACTACTCGGATTGGATCAAAGAAATCTAACTCTAGAGCTGCCAGAATGCCTGAGTTGTAATTGTTTGTATATAAGTCAAGCTCGATTCCATCGCATCTCACGCTGGTCTCGGCACGGCTGGCGACATAAGCCTGGGCGTAGTCAAGTGCAACTGCGTCGGTCTGCATTAGCAGGTCTTGTAGGTTATAGCTGTGGATGAAGTACTTGTCAATACTTGCCTGATTGATAGCGCTCATCGGTGAGCCACCCAAACGGCTAATTTGGGCTGAGTTAAAGATCAAGTCATCATCTAATTTCCACATAGCATTAGCGTATGCAATACCAGTGCCATCATCATTAAAAGTAGTTACTGTGCCACCGATTGATCCTGCGGTTACTGCTCGATCTTGGAATACAAACTCACCATCCGTATTGACATATAGAGCGCCATATTCTGATGTAGCTACAGTCTGCATAGCATCTAAGGAAGTACGTGCGCTACCTGGATCGTTTTGAAGACTGGTTAACCCCGCATCGACATCCCGCATAGTTGCTGGCCAATCGATCTGATCTAATATCTGGTTAATTCTTGTGCCTGATAAATCGCCAGCAGTAGCACCTGTTACTGTAGATATTTGTGCGTTAGAAGCTAGGCGGAATGCATCAACAGCTGTGATTGTAGTGTAAGCAACTTCTGTTGCATCCTTTGGCTGAGTATTAACGTATGAGGTGATAAAACCTGAAAATAGGCTATAAGTAGTAGCGCCATAGGTAGCAGAGATTTGCACCTTTTTCATTGGTGTTAGCAATTCGTAATATGGCCCAGAAGGATTAGTCGGGTTGAAATCGCCATTTTGATCTACTATGCGTAAAGTTAATTGCCCTGTTTGGAATTGATCTACCAAAGCATTACGGCCACGGCTAGTCTGTATTAAATTAACTTGATCTGATACATCAACAATAAAGGCTGCAGAATTTCCTAATATGTTTGTGTCTAGTATGCCAGTACCTAAGATCATAGCCTGAGCAAAACTTGGTCCAGTAGAGAAGTTAATTACTGCATTGATTGTTGGTACAGCCATTAGAGAATAGATCCTGCTGGTACTAACTTGTTGCCATATTTGAGATTTACTCTTACTAATTCTCCAATAGCAGCCACTAGTTTATCGCTACTAGCGTTTGGATCAAGGGTTAATGTAGCTGTAGTTTGTGGAGTAACAGCCGTTGCAGCAGCGGTTTGTGCGCCCATATTCGTTACACCTTGTGGCAGTCTAGCAAACTCATCTGGTGCTATTTGATTACGGCCTCGGCCAGTTAATTCGCCTAAAGAGTTAAACAGCGCTGGCATACCATTAGACAAGAAGTTTAAAGCACCTGCAGCTGTAGTGGCAGAAGTAGCCAAAGCATTGGCAGCGGCCACAGCGCCCAATTCAGCATTGTATTTTTTAGCTAGCGCCTCATTATTGTCTAGGATTGCTAATTGCGCTCTTAGGCGTAATTTAGTTTCTTCATCGGTTGCCTGGTTAAGTGCCAGGGTTAAGCCTATGCGTTCTATATCAAACTTATCTTTAAGTTTATCTACTTCTGACTTAGCCTTAGTCGCTGCAGTCTCGGCCTTCTTAGCGTTTGTTAAATCTTTAGATGCTTTAGATTCTAAGCGTAATTGCTGTAAGTAGATACGGCTAGATGATCTGCCTTCTGCGTTAGATGGTGCGGTACGGCCTCTTTGTGCTGCGCCTATCTCGGAGAATCCAGCAAGGTAAGCACCTAGCACTGGGATATTCTTTACATCAAATAATGCGCCACCAACTTTGGTGTTGCCAATTTCTTTAAGCTTGCTAATTAAAACGCCCACGCCAAGAATTGCATCTGCTGTGCTTTGTGCAAAGTTATCCATTAAATCTGTAGCTGTAGTAATGCTTGTATCTTTACCTAATAAAGCTAGGGCATCTAATAAGCCTTTGCCTATTGTCTCCTCAGCATCTGCGGCAGCCGCTGTAAGCAAACCCATTTTTCCTGCATAAGTGTCTAATCTAGATGCTGATTGGCCTGCAAACTTCTTATTAAGTTCGCCCATAATCTTATCCATGTCACCAGTTTTAAGTGTGGCTTTGCTTATGCCTGCACCTAGCCTGCTAAGAGCTGTAGTTTGACCCGCATACCCTTTTGCGATTGCTTGACTGACTTCGGCAACTGATTTGCCTGTAGCTGCACTTATATTTAGGGCTGTTGATAAAGCATCTTGACTTCGAGCAATTGAGCCAGTAACTGTTAAAATAGATTGAAATGCTGGTCTTAATTCATCATCTAGGACACCAGTAGCCGCTTGTAGATTAGCAATATATTTTTCTACGCCAGGTGCGCTAAATTGATAACCAACATTTTTTAATTGTTGCTCTAATGCTTTAGCTGCTTTTTCGTCTTCCATAAATGCATTAACAGCATTCTTGCTAAACTGCAATAGTTTTTGAGCGCCAAATACTGTAGCAAACGTGCCACCTAATTTTCTAACACTTTTATCAAATGCGCTTATTTCTTTTTGACCTTTTTTCAGCCCACTATTGTCAAAGGTGCTGACTGCGCTTACAATTAAATTGGCCATTATGCCGCCCTGCGTATTTTTGTTTTATTGTTAAAATCTATTGCCACTGTGTTAATGGCTTTGACTACTGCTGGAATAACTCTGTTAGATTCTTCAAACCAGGCTCGATAAATTAAACGACCTTTTTGCTTACCTTCGCCTTTCATTTGGCTAATAGATTCGGCAGATTCTATAAACTGTATGCCAGCGTTAGGATTTAAACTTTCTGATTCGGATGATCCCCTACGATTTTTACGGCCAGCAGTTTCAAAGATTGCGCCAGGTGCTGACACGTTTGATACATAAAAAGCAGCTTTGTAGCCAGAGCGATTTGTTCTATTTGTACCAGCATTGTACTTGATAAGTCTTTTGGATAAAGAATAATCATAAATTGGAAATGGTCTGTAATCCCGATAACCTTTTATTCCAAATTCACTTATGTCAGCAGGTGGTTTGACCCACCCACTTAATACTTGATCCTGGCGTGGTAAATATCCACGTGCTTTATCTCTAACAATAAGCATCGCCGTTTTAATGTCTTGTGACATTTTCTTATTTAATTCTGGTTCCAGTTTTCGCATAGCCTTCTGGAGTTGCTTAACGCCGTTTGCTACGACTGGCATTTTTGATCTCCTTAGCTCTGTCTGTCAATACCTGGATTATTGCTAGATACATTTCGGTATCCATATCAATAAACTCGCTAGGCGGTATTCCAGTCTCTACTGCTAATTGCGCAATAGTGTAAACAATTGAAGACCGCTCAGTTATTTTTTTTCTTCGTCTAACACCTCGACCACATCAAGCGTATCGATGAAGTCGCTTCCCCATACAGGTATTTGAGCGCCAGCCCTGCGTAAGCATTCATAAGCCAGCCAGAATATCTCTGTTTGACGTTCGTGTTCACGCAGGACTTTGCTAATTCCTGATCCGTACTTTAACTCGAAAGCGTACTCGACACCTGGTGTTATCTTGTGTTCTGATACTTCACCATTAGCCCTTGTTATCTTTAGCTTTGCCATTATTACTCCTTAATTAAAATGCCACCGATGATGACACTGTTACTGCGGAGTTTACTGTAAAGGACAGACTTGATGTTGCAACCTCAGCCACGCCACCTTGACCGATTGGGGTCAGGTTATTTACCAAGATTGAGAATTGGTAAGTTGGGTTTGTAGCTGATACAGCAGTGCCTTTAACAGTAATTACTGATACTGCTAAGGTCTTGCCAAACGCTGCGCTAAGTGTCTCATTTACCTGAGATGCTGCCCAGTCATTGATAAAGTCCACGCTGAATGTTGCTGATTGTAGACCTGCAACAAACTTATGAGCTGTGTCGCCCATCGCTGTTACTTCTAACTCGTCTACGATCTGGTTAATTACGGCATTAGTTACATATGAGCTAATGTCGATTGAAGGTGTAGTTGGTGCCGCATTGGTAGCCAACTTAACACCTACGTTATTATTTAAATAGATTGCCATTGTTATTCCTCGTCTTTCTTTGTTTGTGCAGTTGGTTTTGGTGCGTCTTTGATCTGGCCTGTCTTCTTTAAGAAGGCTAAGTCTTCTTCGTGTGTACTCATTTTAACTCCAGCTCGTTAGGATTGATACAGTTATTTCTGATGTTAATAAATCTCCACTAGCTGCGTTAGTTATAGCTGGAGCGGAGACACTTGATATGTTGTAAACCAGGGTTGATGCCGCTAGTTTAGTTACTACTGCCACAATAAAATCTTCCATTCCAATAAGTGCGCCTTGATTATCGAATGCTGGCTTAGTCATTAGAATCTTAAAATTAGCCAGGGGCGCAATAGCGGTTTGACTATTATTGTTAGGAATTATGTATGGATCCGATGGGGTAACCACGACACTGTTTGCGAGCAAAGTTTCAGGCGGGAAACTGAAAGTCGACCACACGCCTGCATTGGCAAGTGCTGTCGCTAGAGTGCCACGTAATGTGGATATTGCTGCCATTAGCCGACCAGTGATGCTGGACTTGAATACGGCTGGATGAGACCACGCACTCGGTTAATCAGCTGATAACCCATCCGATAAGGGCTGGCAGAGATCCCATCCATACCGACCCCACCAGTCTGGCTAACTTGTCTAGCCTGCCAGAT